ATGGCAATTAGCAAAGCACTTTATCAAGCCCCACAGGGATTAGATTCTCTCATGGGGAACAACATTGAGATCGAAATCGAAATGCCTCCTATGGATGAAGGCATGGACGTAGATCTTGAACATGTAGAAGAAATCAAAGGCATTGGGTTTGATGAAAACCTTGCCGATCATATTGATGATGCTGAACTTGCCATGATTGCTTCTGAGTTACTTAGTGACTTTGAAGAAGATGTTGCCTCTCGTAAAGATTGGATGCAAACCTATGTAGATGGTCTAGAATTATTGGGTTTGAAGATCGAGGAAAGGTCAGAACCCTGGGAAGGCGCGTGCGGTGTGTACCACCCACTACTTGCTGAAGCATTGGTGAAGTTCCAGTCTGAGATGATGATGGAGACATTCCCAGCTCGTGGTCCGGTTAAGACCATGATCATAGGCAAAGAAACCCCAGATAAAAAAGAGGCAGCACTAAGGGTTGAGACGGATATGAATTTCCGCTTGACTGACCAAATGGTTGAGTACCGTCCCGAGCATGAGAGGCTTCTTTGGGGTGTAGGTTTATCTGGTAATGGCTTTAAGAAGGTGTACTATGATTCTCATTTGGGTCGTGAGACTTCTATATTTGTACCTGCAGAAGATTTAGTTGTTCCTTATGGTGCGTCCAGTTTGGAATCTGCTGAGCGCGTAACCCATGTGATGCGCAAGACCAGCAACGAGGTCAGAAGGCTGCAGTACTCTGGCTTTTGGAGAGATGTAGACCTTGGTGAGCCAGACATTGTGCTGGACGAGGTGGAGAAGAAAATTGCTGAGAAGCTTGGCTTTAGAGCTACAAGCGATGAGCGCCACAAGATACTAGAGATGAACGTCTACCTAAACCTCAAGGGGTTTGAGCATGTGGACGAGAGCGACGAGATGACCGGTATAGCATTGCCTTACATCGTCACAATCGACAAAGCTACGGCTACAGTGTTGGCAATTCGCCGCAATTGGAGAAAAACAGATCCTCTATTTACTAAGCGCAATCACTTTGTGCACTACGGGTATATACCAGGGTTTGGCTTTTATCACTTTGGTCTGATCCACTTGGTTGGTGCATTTGCTAAATCAGGCACATCACTACTTAGACAACTGGTTGACGCAGGCTCTCTTGCTAATTTGCCAGGCGGCTTTAAAACCCGTGGTCTGCGGGTTAAGGGTGACGACACCCCCATAGCACCGGGCGAGTTCAGGGACGTAGACGTTCCAAGCGGTTCGATGAAAGACAATATCATGCCGCTACCTTACAAAGAGCCAAGCCAGACTTTGCTTGCTTTGATGAACCAGATCATTGAGGACGGACGTCGCTTTGCAAACACTGCGGATCTTCAGATCAGCGATATGTCAAGCCAAGCTCCAGTTGGTACAACACTGGCTATTTTGGAACGTACCCTTAAGGTAATGTCAGCGGTTCAAGCAAGACTTCATTATGCGATGAAGCAAGAGCTGGCTCTCCTTAAAGAGATTATTAAAGATTACATGCCAGAAGACTATGACTACGAGCCAGAAGAAGGTGACCGTAGCGCTAAGAAATCTGACTATGACTGCGTGGATATTCACCCTGTCAGTGACCCCAATGCAGCAACAATGGCGCAAAAGATTGTGCAATACCAGGCGGTATTACAGTTGGCACAGGGCGCACCACAGATCTACAACATACCACTATTACATCGCCAGATGCTAGAAGTATTGGGGATTAAGAACATTCAAAAGCTTGTCCCAATGGATGGGGATCAAAAACCCACAGATCCTGTAACGGAAAACCAGAACATATTGATGAACAAACCCGTCAAGGCGTTCTTGTATCAGGATCACCAAGCCCATATTGCTGTTCATATGTCAGCAATGCAAGATCCGAAGATTCAACAATTACTGCAAAACAACCCACAAGCACAGGCGCTACAAGCCGCTATGATGAACCATATCAACGAGCACTTGGGTTTCCAGTACAGAATCGAGATCGAGAAACAACTTGGTATGTCCCTACCCGCCGAGAAGGATGCGGAAGGCGAAGATATCCCAATGAATCCAGAAGTCGAAGCAAGACTTGCTCCGCTACTTGCCCAAGCCGCACAAAAACTGCTCTCACAAAACCAAGCGCAGGTGGCTCAGCAACAAGCTCAACAACAAGCCCAAGACCCACTGGTACAAATGCAACAACAAGAGTTGCAGATCAAAGCGCAAGCCCAGCAACAAAAGGCTGCAAAAGACCAAGCCGATATCGCGCTCAAACAAAATCAGCAACGTATCGAACAGCAGCGCATCGCTGCACAAACTATGACAAGTCTCAAGCAAATAGACGTAGACGCGCTCAAGACTGCTGCGCAACTCAAAACACAGCACAAGAACAAGGCTATAGATATTAAACATGATTCAGCCAAAGTATTGGCGGAGCATGAGCACCAAGCTAGACAAACTCATAAACAGATCTTCGCTGACGGAATCAAAACCGCCATGCTTGAAGGTAATAAGGCATCTGCCTCAGATAAAAGTGCACACCATGAAAAGGAAATGCACGCATTAAACGCCATGCAACAAATGGCACAAAATCAACCAACACAAGGTGAAGAATGACACATTTAGAAGTCCTAGTCCAACAAACGGACGAAAGAGTCGAATACCTACAAAAGTTTTTAGGCTCTGGGAAAGCAACAAGTTTTGAAGATTACAAGAGTCTTTGCGGTGAGATTAAGGGTCTGCTCATTGCACGAGGATTAGTACTAGACCTGAAACAAAACTTGGAGAATGATGATGACTGAATTCGACGTACAAGCCGTTGATTTGTCAGGTATCTTGAATAAAGATACGGTAGATAAAGCGAAACAATTACCAGACCCAGCTACATTCCATATACTAACTGTTGTTCCAGAAGCAATGGTGGAGTACGCGGATAGTGAAGTAGGTTTAATTAAGTCCGACCAAACAAGGCATTATGAGGAAGTTTTAACTCCTGTGCTTTTCGTAGTCAAATTAGGCCCCGATGCTTACAAAGATAAAGCGAGGTTCCCAACCGGACCGTCGTGCAAGGAAGGTGATTTTGTCATCGTCCGTCCCAATTCAGGCACCCGTCTGAAGATTCATGGTCGTGAATTCAGGATCATCAATGATGACTCTGTACAAGCGGTTGTGGAAGATCCAAGAGGCATTTCAAGAGCATCATAAGGAGCAAATATGGCTGAAACACAAGGCGAGGAATTTAAATTTCCTGACGAGATAGATAAGGATAAACCCTTAGATGAACCCAAACTTGAGATAGAGTTTGAGGACGATACCCCACCAGAGGATCGTAACCGCACCCCAATGCCTGCTCAAATTGTCGAGAAACTTGACAAAGACGAGCTAGACAAATACGAAGGCGAAGTAAAAGAAAAAATGCTTCAAATGCGTAAAGTCTGGCATGACGAGCGCAGGGCAAAAGAAGCCGCTTATAGAGAGCAGCAGGAAGCTATTGCGCTTGCCAAGCGGGTAATGGAGGAGAATAAAAAGATCAAGCATATGCTCTCCACCGGGGAGAAGGAGTATGTCGATACTCTTAAAACTTCTGCTGATCTACAACTGCGCTTAGCGCAGGATGAGTACCGCAAAGCCTACGATGCGGGCGACACTGACAAGATCATTGAAGCCCAGCAAAAGATGCAAGAAGCCAACATAAAGATCATGCAAGCGAAGAATTTTCGTTTGCCCTCTTTACAAGTTGAAGAAAATAGTGTACAAACCATACCTGAACAGACACAATCTGCTCCCGAACCTGATTACAAGGCTAGAGCGTGGCAACAACGCAATCCTTGGTTTGGACAGGACGAGGAGATGACCGCAGCAACTCTTGGCTTACACGAAAAGCTGAGACGCAACGGAGTAGTGATTGGGTCTGACGAATATTACGCAGCATTGGACAAAACAATGCGCAAGCGCTTCCCCGAATACTTCGAGGAGGACGCACCCAATGAACCTGCAAAGGAAGCACCGAAGCAAGTCGAAAGACCAGCTTCTATCGTAGCACCAGCAGTTCGTAGTTCATCCCCCAATCGGATCAAACTTAAAACTAGCCAAGTCCAGTTAGCAAAGAAACTTGGGCTTACACCGGAGCAATACGCCATTGCAGCGAAGAAATTGGAGTCACAAAATGTCTGATAAACAAAATAGATTAAGCCGCGAATTAGATAGCCGAGTAATGACTATGGCTAGACCAACTGAGTGGCGTCCGCCAGATGTATTACCAGCACCAGAGCCACGCCCTGGCTGGAGTCACAGGTGGGTTCGTATTAGTATGTTAGGTGCTGCTGACCCAAGCAATATTTCTTCTAAGTTCCGTGAAGGGTATGAACCCTGCAGAGCAGAGGATTATCCTGAACTGATGATGCACGAAACCCAAGATGGTCGCTTTAAAGGCAACATCGAGGTAGGTGGTTTATTGTTATGCCGTATTCCAGAGGAATTTATTTCCCAGCGAGATGCTTATTTCGCCAAGCAAACTAAAGCCCAAATGGACTCGGTTGACAATACCTTTATGAGAGACAACGATCCTAGGATGCAGAAGTTCTCTGAAAGAAAATCAGAGGTACGCTTCGGTTCTGGGGCAGCTTAATTTTTAACGGAGATTTAAATGGCATATCCTACAGTATCGGCCCCTTACGGCCTAAAGCCTGTAAATCTTATTGGTGGACAAGTTTTTGCTGGATCAACTCGTCAGTTGCCTATCCAGTATGGCTACGCTACTAATATTTTTTACGGCGATTTCGTTGCACTAGCCCAAGGCTTTATCACACGCCAATCAGTTTCTACTGGTGGCGGCGCATCAGGCATGGTTGGTGTTTTCCTTGGCTGTAACTATACAGATCCAGTAACTAAGCAAAAGCGCTATAGCCAATACTGGCCCGCAAGCACTTTAGCTGGTGATGCACAAGCTATTGTTTGTGATGATCCTGACACAGTTTTTAAAGCTGTTGTTTGCTCATCTGGAACCACTGTTGCTTCAGCAAGTATCCCCATGATTGGTCAAAACTACCAGATGATTAACAACACTGGTAACGTCAATACTGGTGACTCTGCTAACGCATTGCTCTACTCTGCAACTTTGACAACAAGCACATTCCCAATTCGTGTTGTTGACATCGTTCGTGACACAGCTCAGTCTTATTCTGCTGTTGGTAGCTCAAGCTCTACAACAATCACTATGACAACCGGACCTAACGGTAACGTGTCGCAAGGTGCTGACGTAGCTTACTTGGCATCTAATGGTCAGCTCATTGAGACTGGTTCTTTTGTTACCGCAGCTATTTCTGCTGGTGCAACATCTGGAACATTAAACGTAGCCGTTGCCGTCCCTGGTGGTGTCACAGCTATCCCATCCGCATCAACTATTGTGTTTACAAACTATCCTGAAGTGCTTGTTAAGCTTAACTTCGGTATACATGAGTATTACACTGCAACCGCTGTTTAAGGAGTAACATAAAATGGCTATTTCACGCGCACAACTATTGAAAGAGTTGCTCCCTGGACTGAACGCATTGTTCGGATTAGAGTACGCACGCTACGGCGAAGAGCACAAAGAGATCTATGAAACAGAAACCTCTGAGCGTTCTTTTGAAGAAGAAACCAAACTTTCAGGTTTCTCTGCTGCACCTGTTAAGGCTGAGGGTAATGCCATCGCTTATGACAATGCACAGGAAGCTTGGACAACTCGCTATAACCACGAAACCATTGCTCTTGGTTTTTCAATCACCGAAGAGGCGATTGAAGATAACTTGTATGACTCTTTGTCTGCTCGTTATACAAAGGGCTTGGCTCGCGCTATGGCTTACACCAAGCAAGTTAAAGCTGCCGCAATCCTAAACAATGGATTTAACGCTGCTTATACTGGCGGTGACGGTGTTTCTTTGTTCAATACTGCACACCCATTGGTTAACGGCGGTACTAACGCTAACACTCCTTCTACACCTGCTGACTTGAACGAAACAGCCCTTGAAAATGCTGTTATCCAGATTGCAGCTTGGACAGATGAGCGTGGTCTCTTGATCGCTGCTAAGCCCAAGAAGTTGATTGTTCCTCCAGCACTCCAATTCGTTGCAACTCGTTTGCTCGATACAGAGTTGCGCGTTGGTACAAACAACAACGACATTAACGCAATTAAGAACAACGGCGCTGTTCCAGAGGGTTACACAATTAACCACTTCTTGACTGCAACTAATGCTTGGTTCTTGACTACTGATGTACCTAACGGTCTCAAGCACTTTGTTCGTACACCGTTGCAAAACAGTATGGACGGGGACTTTGATACTGGTAACGTACGTTACAAGGCTCGTGAGCGTTATTCCTTTGGTTGGTCTGATCCACTCGGAGTTTACGGTTCTTATTGATTTAGGATTGGGAGTTTCCCGGTCGGTGGCCCTTCGGGGCCATTTTTTTTGGTATATAATGGCTTCGGGCAATCTCGCCCTTTACACACTAAGGACACACACTATGAATGCTTTTGAACTTCGTTTCCAAATGTTAAACACTGCTAGAGAGATGCTTGAAGCTGAGTATCATTCCAAAAAGTCAAACAATGAACAGGTCAACTGGCCTACTTTGGATGACGTATTGGAACGTGCTAGAAAGTTGAATGACTTTGTAAGCGACAAATAAAACGGGGGGCTTCGGCCCCCATATTTTTGTTGACTTTTAATTTTTTTTGGTGTATATTTCAGTTATCTGGGAATTCAACCTTGTTGCCACTGGCCCAGCAGACGATGCAACGATTAACAAGGTATCTTTTGCATAAGGAAACTTATAATGGCACGTTCCACATTCTCCGGCCCAATACTATCTGGGCAAAATCGTTTTGGCCCAATTCGCGACATTGGTTATACAGACCTCGTTCAAACAGCCCTCCTAGATTTTTCAGTAACATCTCCTGGCGCTAACTACGGCGGTGCTTCAGGTGTATTCGTTGCTTCTAACAACATTCCCAATAGTGCTGCTACTATTTACACACCTCAGTCTGGTGTATTTAGCAATAGCGGTCCTACCAAAGCTTCTGCACCTACAGCAGATGCAACCAACCTGGTATACCGTGGTGTCGTATTTTATGTGCCTTATAGCTGCAATATCACAGACGTTATTCTTGATATTGGCACAATTCCCAAAGATAACGCAGGTACACCCGTTGCAGTAAGCGCAATTCAGCCTTACGTTTCAAATAACTTTGCAACATCTACTGGTGTTTACGCTACATTTAGCAATATCTCTAGCCCCGCTACTCAGAGATATACAGGTACATTTGTTGGTTCACAACTAACAAATAGCAATGCTACATTGCAAGATTTCCAAAACCCCAATGTTGGTCAAGACCCAGCATGGTTTGGTCAGATTGTTGTAACTTTAGCCATGACTACCACAGCAGCAGGTCTTTCTTCTGGTCAGGTCGAAGTAACTATTCGTTACAACCAAAACGACATGAACATTGGTACAAGCTCAGCTTACCCATACGGTAACTTTGACTAATCTCTAGGGGCTTCGGCCCCTATCTTTAACCTTTAAGGAGATTATTCATGGCAACATCGTTATCTAGTGGCGGCAT